AGGAGGCAACCGTACCTCAAACCCCACCGACATTGCGCTGTCATCACCACAGAACAAACATGAAACCTTATCCAGAACCCGACATTCCTCTAGTCCATTGTCAAAGAACCAGCAGAACGAAAGGATCAAAAGATTCACGGTGTTCATCACAAGAGTCAAGAACCAGCCCGACGGATTGCCCATTTGTTTCCGAAACAACACTCCATCAGACGTAACACAAAGGGCATGCGAAGCCCAACAAACCAACTGCGAAATCTCAGCTTCCGGAGCTCGACAAAAGGTCCCAAGCACTTTTTCAAATGCGACAAAGAACCGGCGATATTGCGACAAGTCATAATCTGAAAAGTCACAACAATACACCGGCCCCTTGTTCAGAGACCTAATCATCGAGTTCCATCCGCCATACTGAAAAACATTTCCCGCAGACACCCACGGTACTAGTCTCATCAGCTTATCCGCAAAGGAAGAAAAGCGACGCACACACGAAAGGTAATGAAACATGGGGGAAGAAAGGAAGAGACGTGTTTTCTCGTTTTGAATCTTCGACAACTTGACAAATTCTCGTTTGAGAGCAACAGCAAAAACTGGCTCAGACGCATGCAAAAAATCATCGTCCCAGCACTTCCATTGTTGTACAATAGAGTCCTTAGACAAAGCCTTCGCCTTAGTCTGCTCAGTTATGCCATACCCTGGACTTCCACCGGCGGCATCAGACGATAGACAATACTCGATCGCTTGATCCTGCGACATGACATCACAACTTCCTGGCTCAAAGAACCGGGACAGATATCTTATCGCAGCATCAGTTGCACGAGTCAAAAGTTTCTCATCTGAGTCGCTCAAAATGGGAGCCACACGATCATAGTCAATCAGTCGCTTGTACTCAATACTACGGTTGACAATGGCTGGAGCGTACCCCTCACCACCGACATCCGGACACGCCTCGTGAGTCTTGAACCGCTGAAAGTCAGTCGAATCACTCACCCAAGCCTTGTAAGGAATAGATCGTTTAACCCTTCCAACAAATTCCAGGTGAGCAAACGGCCAACCCCCCTGAACAACTACCAGATAGGGCCCTGAGGCACTTTCTGGCAGAAGCAGGGGGCTTAGTGGTTTAAAGAGAGCACCGTGAAATAATTCCACGGCTTCTTCTCACGAGACTCACGAGGAGGCGCACCAAAGTGCACCCCCACAACCACATTTCCACAAAGGATCGGAGCGCCAGAGAACCCTTCACGGGAAGAGTAAGTCGCCTTGATCAAAGGAGTTGAATGGGCATCCTTGTCAACACCAGCATACTTCCCAGTAGAGCGCGAGTCAGGCGTGCGAATATCAAGACTAACTCCACGAACCAAATCTTGGAGAATAGTCGTTCCTTTACGCAACGCTTTCACACTCTTCGGAGGAAAAGTACGAGCCAGGTCACAATTCGGCAAACATTTCCAACCACCGGCGTTCAGCCACTGATCTTCAATACACACCTGCACCAACTCAGCTCCCTCAATCACATGACGCGCAGTGTACAAGTGAGCACCTGTACCATCAGTCATCACAAAACCAACACCTTCCTTCTCCGGAGTACGAATCTTAAAGATTTGCTTCGAATAGGTAGCATCAGCAACGATAGGACTGGTAGCAACAAGCGCCTCCTCGTGCACTTCCTCACTCTTACTTTTACCTTTGGCAAATGCCTCGGTAGCCGCCTCACACTTCTCAGTCAAGGCCTTACGCTTCACCAAAGACATCTTCTTCTTCTTTCCCTCTCCACGAACAAGATCAGTCCAGCGATCCCATCGCTCAGTCTGCTCATCCAAATAGTCCTCAAGGTCACGGTCACGCTCGCGTCGGCTGTCGACATCATAAAAATCATCAGCAACCGGCTTACGACGCGGTTTTCCCTCACCCATAGGGGGATCAATAGGACGAATGGCATCAGGCATAACATACTGCACAGAAGGATACAAAGTTCCAACAACAGAAGGAACCTGCTCCTCCGACACGGCTGTATACACACAAGCCTTAACAGATTGAACAGAAACGGGAACACTCTCAGAACTGAGAGAAGAAGTCACTTGTTCAGTAGACTCCTCTCCGCCGGGCTGCCCGTCCGCAGAAATCCATTTCCACACACAATAAACAGCAACCACAGGAACAATCAAAAGAGAAGCCTTGATCAAACACCACAACCACTTAGGCCACGAACGTGACTTAGCGGCGGCATCCGAAGAAAGACTACTCAACTGATTGCTACGAACAGCCAACTGCTTACCCAACTCACTAGTCCAGCTGTCAAACTGGTACCGCGAGCTAGTTGTCTCCATGTAGTCGGCAATACCCTTGAATCCACGCTTGACCGCATCCATGACAACTTCCTGGAACTGCAACACGCGCATGAGCTCAATAAGACCCCACGCTTCGCGAAGCACCTCCAATCCGCCTGCCAAAGCCACCAGCAACGCCGCAAGATTGACAACCGGATGGACATACGAACGACGCTTAGACTCAAGCTGCACCACCTTCTGGGGCCAAAACCACATCCAGAGAATCAATCCCAGGCCAACAACCGGCGTTACCGCCAGCATGACACAGGAGAAAATCTCCCACGCAGGTAGACTCCAAAAAGTGTTCACAGGATCAGTCACAACGCCACGCATCCACCAAAGCCAGACAAAGGTGCGACGAAACCAATAACAAATAGCGATCAGGCTCACCAAGAGCACCACCGCAAGAAAAACAATCACAATCATGTTATCTTCC